GCCTTCTTGGTCAGCACGAACCCGCCGTCCTGCATCGGGAAGGGGCGCACCGAACCACCGTGAGCGTACGCATGCATCACGCCACCGTTGGCTGCGTACTGAGCGATGGGACCGTACTTGCCCTGCACCATGGTGCGCTGAAGCGGCGGGCCGCTCGCGTATGCGCGTGTGGTGCCTCCGCCAGAAGGCTTCCGTCGATCTGCGGCCCCGCCAAGCGCACCAAGCAGCGCCATGAGGCCTTGCGGGGTCTGAAGGAAGTCCAGCGCCCTGCCGCCAAGACTGCCGGCGTTGCCGGCAAGGCTGCGCCCTGCGTTGGACAGAAAGCGCAGCACCCGCTCGTAATCAGGTGCCGTAGAGGCGTTGATGGGGCTTCCACCGAGACCTTGCGTGGACCCTTCGGTGGGGTAGTTCAGCCCTTCGTTGGAGTAATCTGCGGAAGGCAGATCGCTAAGAGGAGGGGGCTCCCCGTAAAAGAAGTAGTCCGTATCTCCGCCCTCGTACCCAACCTCTAGTCCGCCGGGAACAAGACTGTCTATGTACGCACTCATATTAACCTCTGTTTGCCCCGTACATCTGCTCGATTATCGACATGCCCGACTGCACTCCAGGCGCCACATTCGCAAGCTGGTAGGGCTCTGCGCCGCCGTCTCGCCCGCCCATCGCCATCATCGCCAGGAGCAGGGGCAGCAGGTTGTCCGTGCTCGGGCTTGCGCTTCCGCTCCGCCCCGGTTGCGCAGAGCGTCCGGGTTGCGAGGGGCGTCCAGGCTGCGAGGGGCGTCCGGGTTGTTGCGTGCCTTGGATGGCGTTTTGGTAACCGGAGGTTCCGCTGTTCAGCAGCCCCGCGTTCACCATCTGCACGGTCTGTTCCGGCGTGAGCGAATAGGTCTCGCCTGTCTCCGTGTTGATCCCGATGGCGCTGCCGTCATCCTGCACCATGACCCTGTCTGAACCGACCGTCTGCCACGTGCTCGCGAATCCGCCGAGATTGTTGGTGCCGCCCTGTGGCACCGTACCGAAATCTTGCACAGGAAAGTCAGCAAGATTCCCCGTGGCGATGTCCGTAGGTTGTACGTAGAACCCATCGGGGTCCGTGTATCCCGGCAGTTCAGACGGCATGTTGTAGAGCGCCGACCAGTCGGTGTCACCGCTGCTCTGCGAAAAGCCGGTGCCCGTCGGTGTCGCCCCTGGCGCTTGCGGCTGCCCTGCTTGGACACCCTGCATGCCCCCGCGCAACGCGTTCATAATCATAGCGTCTACGTCTTGACCCAGGAGCCCGCTGGTTATGGCGCTCTCAAGCGCACGTTCAAGCGGGATGGGCAGGTCTACCTGCCCCATCAGTTCGGACGACACTCCGCCAGCGGCTCCGCCAATCCCTCCGGCTAGCAGCGCGTCAACGATGTCTCTTCCGCTTACTGCTGCGCCAAGCGCCGACGAACCAGCACCTGACACAACACGCCCGATGATGTCTCCGGCAGGGCCTCCGCCAAACGCATCACTGACCATGGAGCCAATGTCTCCAAGCCCCGCATACTGGCTCACGACGGGCATTGCGGCGCTGGTCAGGGCTCCTTTGAGGAAGTCGCCGCCGCCAAGTTCGGACATCGTACCGCCAATGAGCGCGTTGCCGAGCGCGGTAGCGCCAAGCCCAGTGGCGCCAAGTGCTGCACCCAAGGCTTGCCCCACGCCTGGAACCGCCATCAAAGCGATTTGCAGGACTGGCAGCAGCGACTCTTCCGTCTCCTTGAAGTAGCGTACGGTTTCTGGGTTGACTACACCGTCTTTACTGATGGCGGTCAGCGTCTGGTGCTCATTGAGGTCAGACAGGACGCGTTGGTAGCCTTGCGAGTCCAACCACTGCTTGTACTCAGGCGACATGACCGTCGTCTGGTCAATTCCTTCGCCGTAAGTCTGCGTGAGCGGCCCCGTGTATCCCAGCGTTTTGGCTAAGTCCGGATCAACGTAAGAGAACAGGTTGGCGTACGGATCCCACTTATGCTCAGATTCTCCGTGAGATTTGATCTGTGCCTGATGCTGTGCGCTGCCTTCTTGAATCCAGTTGAAGTTGCCGAGCTGTTCTTGGCTGAACGTTGGGTGGGTTTCGCCCACAATGGCGTTGGGATCCCACGTAAGTCCTGGACCCCCGCCAAAGACCGGCTGTGCGTTTTGATCCATTACGTCAAGTCCCAAAAAGCCATGCTGCCGATGGCGTTGTGCGTGCCGCTAAGCGCTCTGACAGCAATCGTGTAGATGTCGCTGGTGCCGCCAATAGTCGCCCCAAGCTGCATGTCCCAGTTGTAGTCGTCGCCGTTCGTCACCAAGCCGGAAGATTGAACAGAAGCCGTCACAAAGTCAGAATGCAAGATGGTCCCGCCCGTAAACGAGGTGGCGGAAATGTCGCGCTCGACGTTGGACGAGTCCGTTGCGCCCCAGGAGGCGCCGGTCAGCGTCGGGTTCTTGACCATGACGACCTCGAACGTCGTGGCGGAAGATGCGGTCGGCAGGACCGAGTATCCGTCAGGAAGGACGACAGCGCCAGTGCGGCCTGCGGCCAGCCGGATTGAGACGAGCGGCACGAAGCTCGTGCTGATGCTCGTGTTGGCCGTCGTCATCCGTGCCACCAGCGGCATGACGCGCTTCTCGTAGCCGCCCTCGGAGATGACGGTGGAGCAGATCTGCTTGAGCGTGGCAGCGGCTGCAGTGGCCCCGGTATTGGTGATCTCGTACCTGACGGGCAAGATAGCCGTCGTCATGTACACAGCCGTCAGGTTGTTGGCGTTCTGGAACGTGTGGCAGATGATCACTTGGCCGTTGATCACGAACCCTGCGCGCACAGAGCCGACGCCCAGCCATTCGAAGTCTTCCCAGAAGATCTGGGTCTTGGTCAGGTCAAGCGTGAAGCCGGAGTCCCCGGTGCCGTTGAGCTTGTCGCCGTTCCAGTCAGCTTGCGCAACTCGCGTGTCCACGGCGCTGCCAGTGACGTACGTCCGCCGCACGATGTAGACGTTGCTGCCTTCGCGCTCAAGGAACACGCCGTTTTCCGTGCTGAAGTAACCAATGCGAATGCGCTGGTTCTCTTGCGCTGCCGGCATCACGAACGTGTTCAGCACCAACAGGCTCTTGCCGGGCTGGTAGCTAAAGCTCCTGTACGTCTGCCTGACTACTTCGGAGCCTGACGACGTCGTGACGTTCAGATTGACTGTGCTCTCGTTGGCTGTGTACGTGACCGTGCCGCCAGTAGCCGTTGTTTCATCAAACAGGTCGTTTTTGGCGTACCTGTTCTGCGCGTCAAACAGCGTGTACGGCTGGCTGAATCGCGCACGGCCAAACGCGTCTAGCGCAGTTCCGTAGAAGTTGACGTTGACAGGTTGTGCGTTCACGATGTTCGCCAGAAGGTCGTCAAGCTGATTGAAGTACAAGCGCAGGATGCTGACAAGCTGATCCATGTAGCGCTGGGTGTACTCCGGCTCCGGCTTTGGCAGCGCCGGGGCCTTGAACCGCTTGATGATGTTGGCCCATATGCTCACGACTTGAGTCCATCAGGCCGGATATCGATTCGGGGCGAGCCAAGCTGCCACTGAACGCCGAGGTTGTCCGAAGCGATCTTCATCGACATCTGTCGCCCACGAACGCGAATATTGACTTGCCCTGTGAACTGCTCGATAGGCACTGTTGCGATCCGTGCGACTGGTCTGTTGTTCTGCCCGCCGATAGACATGTTCTGCGTGACACTGGTGGCTGTCTGCGCGCCGCCGCGCGTGTAGCCGGAGCCCGAGTTCTGCAACGGCAGCAGCGTCATGGTGGCGGACGGCGCAGACGCTGTTGACCCACGGAAGGTTACATCGGGCAGCAAGCGCCAGACGAAGCCGAAGTTGTGCCCGTCGTCGATATCGAACTCAGACGATGTGATGTAGGCCTCAATCGGAACTGGCGTGCCCGTCTCGTTGTCATCGACGCCGTATTCTTGATAGACCAGATTGTTATTGTACCCGGCAGCAATTGGCAGGTTGGACACGACGCTGGCGTCGATCCACGCCGTGCGTGCCATCGTGCCGTAGTACCACGCCTGTTCTGTGTAGTTGTAGACGACGTAACGATCTATGGTCGTGCTGCCAGCGGAGCAGTAGAACCACCAGATTTCATTGAACTGTTCGACCGTTGAAGCAAAGACCTGCTGCGCCTGCTGCGAATTGAAGTCGTCAAAGATGTAACGCCGCAGATCGCAGTTCAGCGTGTTGACCCGCCCGTCGAAAGCGTAGAACTTCTCGTCGCCCATCCAGTACGTGACGCCTGCAGCGGTTGCCCAGGCGCGGTCACTGACGATAGAGACGTTGTCTGCCAAAAGCTGCGAGCCCCAGACAACAGGTGGGCCGAGGTACTGCAGCGAGTAGAGCGAAGTGTCTGACCAGACGATGATCTCTTGGCGCACTTGCGCAACCGCTTTGATGCGGGAGCCATGAGAGAGCCGAACACTGCCTGCTTGGTTGGTGATTGCCGGCACCCAGTTTACGGGGTCTTCCTGATCGGACCAGCGCACCAGCATCGGGTCCAACGTCGTGGAGCCGAAGTCCGGACAGCCAAACGCAATGACAAACCGCGAGGCGTCTGAGACCAGCATCAAGTTGACCTTGTCGGGCACATCCGCTGCACCCGAAAGACTGGACAGCGCGACACCCCGCGCGGCCAGCCCCGACGTCGCGTCCCAGTAGTAGAGCGCCCCGCCCTGAGGGCCAAAAATCAAGTCCTCACCGAAGTTCTGCGCGTTCCATATGCGCAGCGTGTCGGTCGAGCTGGTGCCGATGCCCCACGAGCCTATACCCCACCCACCGGAGCCCCACCCTGAAACAGGTATGGTGCTGCTCGGCCCCGCGTTCACTTGGTACGTCCCGACAACGGCTGCGCCACCATTGCCAGAGTCCGCCGCACTGGACGTTACCGGAGCGCCCGTAGACGGGTTCTTGGCGACGATGGTGTAGCTGTTGACGTTGATGACCGATGCGACTTGGTACTCCTGCTCCAGCACCGCCTCGGTGATGTTGCCACCCAAGCCGCCAGGGGAAGTGACGCCCGAGTAGGTAACCGATGTGCCGACAGTCACACCATGCGAAGTGTGGTTGACAGTGATCGTGCTGCTGAAGGGTGCAACAGTAACCGCAGAGAATGTGATCGTGCCAGGAGCGGTGGTAGTTACGACAGGCGTAATGTCGTTGTACGCTCCGCCCGACATGATGTAGAACTTGAGGTTGGTGCCAACCCCCATGTACGTCGTGTAGCTGAGCGTAGACCACGCCCAAAGCGTGCGTGCAGTCCCGAGGTAGGTGTTGGGAGAAATGCGCTCCCATCCGCCAATCTTTTCAGGCGTGCCATAACGAAAGCGAACCTTGTCGCAGTCGTACCAGCCCCCTTCGGTGGTGTACCGCGTGTTTTCGCGGTTGACCCCGGGTTTGAAGGAGAGCTTTTTGAGCGGCATGGATACAGCCCTAGTACGACCAAATCGTCGGTTCAGTTCGAAGATCCAGATGAATGAACCGCCCGCCACCTTTCTGCTGCACCCCGATGCCGGTGAACCCCTGAGCCAGCGCCAAGCGCAGCACCGTTACGGCCTCCGCGCCGCTGACAGCAACGTCGGCAGCGAGGCCCGTGGCGTGCATCCCAGGCTGCGCCTTGGCTTGCTCAATGGGGTGCTCAGGGCAGCGGTAGCCCGACGAGATGCTCATCGGCTTGCCGTAGGCCGTGCGCAGGGTCTGCAGCTTTGACATGAACTCGGGCTTCATGGCCGACACCCCGCAGTGCCGGCAGCGGAACTCGCGCTCGTCGAAGTTGGGGTACAGGCTCCAGTCCATGCGTCACCTCTTGAGTGCAGTGGCGATGCTCGGCACGATCTTCTCGGCGCTGCGCCCGATCACGTAGCCGCCCAGGCCCAGTTGCACGATGTCCCAGAGCTTGAGGTACTCCGACTCGCTCAGGTTTGGTGCCGCCCAGCCGAACCACCGCGCCACGATCAGCCCGCCGAAGGTCAGCATCAGTATCGGGCGCCAGTTGGCCGCGAGCCAGTGCTCGCTGGCCGCCTCGGTCTTGATGATCTCGGCGCGGCCAGTGAACTCGGCAAGCTCGCCCTTCTGGGCAAGCTCCAGCAACGCCAACTGCGCCTGTGCGCGCTGCTCCGGGTCCGGCCAGAGCCGGTCGATCAGCTTGCCGCCGATGCCGAGGACTGCGGTGATCGGGTCCATGTCACTTGATCAGAAGGGCGAACGTGATCGGGTACGCCCCGCCAGCCAGCGTCCAGGCGATGTCGGCAAGGTCGAATTTGCCGCCGTTGGCCTGATTGTAGATTTCCCGCCCCACAGCGGCTGCGGCGCAGCACACGCCGGCAGCGACGGAGGCCAGCGGCCAGGACGGCGCGATGACCAGCGGCAGCGAGGCCACGAAGGCCCCGGCGATCAGGTGCAGCGCCTTGTCGTGCGGGATGACGGTCATGCTTCGGCCTCCGGCTCGGCGGGCTTGGGTTGCAGTTGCGGCACCACCGTCGCCTGGATGGCGCTGATGACGCCCTGCACCTCGACGTAGGGCCGCTGCCCGAGGTAGGCCAGCAGGTCGTTGACGAGGCCGAGCGGCAGGGTCACGGGGGTCTTGGGGTCGAGAGTCACTGGGCGCTCCAGGGCAGTTGGGCCATGATGGTGGGGGGATTGACGAGTGCGTCGAGCTGGCCGGCGACAGCGGCCTCGGTGGCCTGGCGGTCGACGCCGGACGACCATACCCAGCCGAGCACCTGGGCTTCGGTCAACTTGTCGAAGGGGGTGAAGCCCTCACCCGGGGACTCGGGCACCGTGAAGCCGACCGACCCGTAGGCCGACGCGGTGTGCTCGCCCTCGGTGCCCGTGAGCCGCCAGCCGACCTCGACCACGACGTCGGTGACGCCTGCGGCCTGCGGCATCTTGCGCATCCACTCGATTTTCCAGTTCATGCGAATCTCCATCAGTTGAGGTCGACCCATGCACCAGCAGCGCGCAGGCGCAGTTTGTTGGTACTGCTGTTGTAATAACAGTCGCCGTCTTCGACGTTGACCGTGGGGTCGGCTGCGAGAGGGACGAAACGCACTTGGCCGGCGCTCTTGACGCGCATGCGCTCGGTTGGCGTTGAAGTGCCGTCTGCAGAGGTCAAAAAAGACAGTCGCCCGGGCATGTCACCTGACCCCGGGGTGCCGTCAACCTCGGCGCGGATGATGGCAGCCTGAGCGTAGGCACCTCCGTCGTAGCCACGCCAGATCATTGAGCCGAGACTGTCGCCAGATTGGACAACGGTCGGCGCAGCAATAGTGCCGCGAGATTTGTTCAGATACGAGAATGCGGCGCCCGAGTTGTCGCTCGCTCGGTAGTTCTGCAATTCAGCGGTGCTGTCGTTTGCAGCGAGATACAGACCACCATAAACGCTTGCGTTACCGCCAATTGCGGCGGTTCCTCCAATTACGACGTTTCGTGCGCTGGTGATCCGCATCGCCTCCAGGCCACCCGTACTCCACGCGATGGTGTTGGCCGCCGGGAACCACATCCCGGTGTCAGGGTCGCCAGAGCGAGCGATGGAAGGCAGCGCAGATGAACCTGCGCCAAAAGCTGCGACGCCATTGACGGTCAGGAGTGCATCGGGACTGCCCGTGCCAATACCTACAAAGCCGTTGCTTTCAATAGACATGCGCTCGACACCGGCAGTGCTCCACGCAATGGTGTCTGCGCCGGGAAACCACATCCCAGTATTAAGATCGCCAAACTGTGCAATAGACGGCAGAAGTGCCGTACCGGCAACAAAAGAAGCAACCCCATTGACGGTAAGATTGGCGTCTGGTGATGGCGTGCCAATACCTACGAAGCCCCCATTGTCAATGGACATGCGCTCAACGCCACCCGTACTCCACGCAATGTTGTCAGCGGCGGGAAACCACATTCCCGTGTTGAGGTCGCCTGTTTGTGCAACAGACGGAAGCAGCTCTGTACCAGCACCAAAAGCTGCGACGCCAGCAACGGTCAGGAGTGCATCAGGGGTGGTGGTGCCAATACCGATTCTGTCGTTGCTGCCGACAAACATCGGCGTAGACGCAGCGGTGGCAAAACCATCCGCCGTGCGCTGCATGTAGAAGTTGCCGTCATTGGCAAGTGCCCAGCGGAAGCCTACACCTCCAGCCGACTGGATGGTTTCAACCGTAGCGAAAGCGTTGGTGTTCCTAAAGCCGCGTGCTCCTGACGCAGCCACCGTGGTGAATGCACCCGTCGTCGGAGTCGTGGCACCCACCGTGCCGTTGATGTTGATGCTGGCGGTGCCGGTGAGGTTGGTGACCGTGCCGCTGCTCGGGGTGCCCAGGGCACCGCCGT